CTCCAAGATCTCGAATCCTTGTGGTCGGGGCAGAAATAATTGCCCCCCACATTTCGATCCGACACCTTCTGGAGTATAGGAGTCCCAGTACTTGATCACATCCTTTTTGACTACCTGATCCTCAGAATCGACAAAGTCCTCAGGACCCCCAAACAGTTGGACGGCTGGAAGAGCAGCATGCTCGTAGTCGTCAATTACTGTCAAGAGGGCCTGAGTAATGAAGTCGTCGATATCTTGATACTCACAAGGGTGAAGGGCGTAGTCCAACCAATACTCAGAAATGAGCCGAAGGGCCACTCTCATTGACTCCTGGGCGTACCTTTTCGCGAGACCGTTGGTCACCGCGACATAGGAATTACCCAGGAAGTTAGAGGGTGGAGCTTCTTCGAGGTTGTACTTTCCTTCTTTTGTGAGACTCCGGAACAGATCTACAACCCACTGGGGAGACTCTTTCTTGCTCTGCAAGCGAGACTTCCAGCGGGTGTGATCGGAGTGTGTCAGATCGGCAAATTTCTCTTCAGGAGCGTTGTCAAGCGCTCCCAGGGAGAGGAACCGATTAAACACACCACATGAGGAGTGTTGTCCCTCGGTCTCTCTCGCATACTCTCCCCGCAACAGGGGAAAACAAACGAAAGAGAAAGGGGCATTAGGCACCGGGTGAACCTTACCATAGCGAGAGATGCAATCATAGAGATATACTTCTTTCGCAAGGCGCTGATCCACCTGGAGCCCATGACTCCGACATGTGTCGACGAGGCCGAGGCCTCCGTGTTCCTTGGAGAAATGGAGACTACGTGGACAAAGACTGAGTTCCTTCCAATTCCTGGTAAGGAAGTTCTCTTTCAGCTCTGGGGTAGCACCCCAATAAAACTGAGCTTCAGAGAAACAATAATCAATCGTTGTCCCGTAACGTTTTGCTAGTCCGACCTTTCCGGTATGGACGACATCTCCCTCAAAAAATAATTGGGAGTTGACCGTGCAAAAATCCGGATCGACGAAATTCTTTCCTAAGGAGAGAGAGAGACCCACACGCGGAGCAAGGCTCCGCCAGGTCTCGATCTTCTCTAACGAGGAACGAGCAACAACGTCGTCTCCATTCACAAGATAAGTGTTTGGATCAAAGCCGCTTTCCTTCATCACAAAATCGTTCAAAAGACAAAGCAGAGGAAAAGAGAGAAGGGATCCCATGAGTTGACCCGAGGTTTGCATCTCGGGATCTCTCTCAGGATAGTACATCCTGTGAGGCGAAATCTCCCAACGAGCCCACCGCTTGGTGGGCTCATGGTCGATACACTCCAGAATACCTTCCATGAGGGCCTCAGTGGCCCACATGGGAAAGTTATCTGTAGCGGCGGTGTAATCACCGCTCAGCCAAACAGGACAGTCTTCTCTCAGATCACCTTGTTCATGGATATTACGAATCACAGCTTCGATTCGGTAGATCCAAGGTAAGGTGTCTTCTGCAAAGTCTTCAAGATCCTTCACACCATTTGTCAAGCAAAATTGGGGACACCTCCCCAAACCCGCCCAGAGAGCCTTTTGGAGAGGCTGAAGTACTTTCGTATCAACTTCTCCTATGGTTATCATCCGGACTTTTAAAGGTTCGGGAAGGGCGTGTGCTTTAACGCGTGGTGGCTCCATCGGTGGAGAAACCGGAAAATCGAGGGTTATGGTATCGGTATGATCCCAGAAATCTCGATCGACTTCGTCTATATGGGGATCCCATAAGGGGCCCTGAGACGATTTCCGGTAGTCGACACGATAGGAGTGAACGAGCTGGGTCCACGAATCATGAAAAGTCCGACAATGAAAGTCGAACTTTTTACGGGACTTGTCATACACCTGGTTAACCAACCTCTCAAGAGAGGTTATGGCCGGACCAAGTGTGCGATAGTCGCGAAGATCCTGTGGAGGACCACGCCCGTCCAAGGGACACCCAGGTGTCAAGTAGGTGTCTGATCTTGAAATGTGCTTCTTCTCATAAAAGTCAGGGTATCTCTGAGAGCTAGCCAGTTTATAAGGTGTCAATAAAGGAAAGAACCCGACCTTGGTCTTTTGGACCAAGAGGGGAAGGTCGAACCTTCTCCATAAAGCCGCGGTATCTTCCAAAATGACATCTCTACTGGAGTTTCGGACATTAGGAGTTCCGAATCCCATATTACTCGTCACAATGACGATTGGGGATCGGAACTTTTGTCCTTTCTCAGGGAGGCTGGCCATAGGAAGAACGTAGTCATTGACGGACACGAGAGTCATAAATTCGGCGAGATCTGTACGATCTTCGGTACTCTGACCGAAGTCGTCCAGGACGACGACAGGTTGACCTTCGTATCCGTCCCAATGCTTCGTTGCACAAGAACGAGAATATGAGAACTCTTCACGTCTCAGGCCAGGGGCAATCCGTTTCTTCAGCTCTGAAAGGAGCCGCTGAACAATTGTGGATTTCCCACTAGCAGGCGGGCCAAATAGGCCCACAACAAAGGGTTCCATCCGGGAATTTTCGGAATTCTCCATCATTCCAATCAAGGGGTGTCGACTGGAGCGAGTGAGAGTCCCGTTATTGACCAGGCCTTTCCGATTTCCCCCCTTGGCTCCAGTGACTTCAATTGAAGACATGGAGTTAGGGAGAGAGGTACGGTAGGGATCATAGTCACATTTCCGGGAAAAGAACTCTTTGGCATGCGCTTTGAGCTTTTCGTAAAGGTAAGGATCAAGAGGGATCGTCTCTTCTAGAGGACGACAGATAGAAGCACGGTGCTTCTCATAAGCGTCCTTGATCATATCCTCTCCAACTGGGGCACAGAGTGCTTTAGACTGGAGAAGATTGAAATAGAAGGCGACTTTCCTTTTCTTCTCCGAAGGGGCCTTGAAAATGAGATCCAACTTCTTCTGCGTAAACAGAGGAAAGATTGGAAAACTCTTCTCGTGGTATCCCTCCGGAAGATCCTGACCCATCTGATTTGAGAAGTTTCCCGCAAGGGATAACTTAATCAACTTCACATATTCCTTCTCGGTCAACCCTTTCGGGAAAACCTTGAGGTAATGGAGAATCAGATCAAAGCGGCGGCGTTGAGACGTGCAAGACTTCCGAACAGCTCGAATTACCAATTGGGGGTAACCCTCTCGGTAAGAAACTTTCGAGAATGTTCGGGAAATATTCGGCGGCTGATCGTAATGAAGCACTGGGAATGTCTTGGTGCAGGGAAAGTTGACCTTAATGCGAAAGTTTATCATCGCTTGGTCAACAGCATCAGACAGACCCAGAATGTGCATCATTCGTGGGTAGTCAGCCACATAGTGGACCACATGACCGAATTTCCGGTAACCAACAATATCGTCCAATTTATGGAACTCCGTTAACGTTCGTAGAACTTGGAGAACCTTAGGACGAGTGAGGGTGCCGAGATGTTTACAGTCGGCGAGGAATTTCTTCCTTCGCGTCTGGTCCCACTTCGAAAGTGGCAGTCTGGACGCCATCTTGTAGATGGCGTTCGGATGTAGGATGACGTGTGAGCGTCGTCCAAGGCTGAAAAACCTTAGACAAGACTCAAGATCCATTGACATGGATCGTAGAAATGAGTTATGCCTGAGGCTCGGTTGGTCTCTCTCTA